GCATTAAAAAAAGCATTACCATCTATGTGATTATAAATAAAACCATCTTTATCACCGTGGTATACTTGCTCTACACCATCTTTATCTAAATCAGATACAAAACCTAAAGCTTGTACGCCTAGTGTTTCTGACCAAGCATAGCCTTGAGAAGTTAAAGTACCTATAATACCTTTAGCAGCAGAAGGACTTTCTCCTACCTTACTATAAAATAATCTGTATTGTGATTTACTTCTAAGTACACCACTACTAATTATAAAATCTTTATCAGCAGCAACAGTAGAAACAATACTTTGAATCTGTCTACTTACAGAGCTTAACTCTACGTCACCAATACGTGCTGTACCTGCAACAGTACGAACACCATCAGGTGCTAAAAATAAAATATCACCACCTACTTCTTGTATACTTCCACCATCTAAACAACCTACGTTAGTTGTAATAGGTGTAACTGCAATTGTACTAGAGTTATTTATATTACTAAGTTTGTGAATACTGTTCTTGCAAAAGATAATTAAATCACTACGAAAACTTGCTAGTCCTACAACAGCATCTGAAATAACAATACTTCCTGATCCTGTGCTACTAAAGCTATCAATGTCATTTGTACCACTAAAATAAATAGTATTCTTAGCTGTAGAAGCACCAGCAGCTACAAAGTGTTTATCGTGTATTACACCAAAGGCTGGGCCTACAGTGCTGTCTACTGTAATTTCTTTTGCAAAAAAAGTTCTGTCAGTTAAACCACCTGTTCCTGTCATTTGAAATAAGAAAGGTTCATTAACTCCATCACATATTATTAACTCACCGTAATCAGAAGTACCTTCATAAAGTGCAAAAGTACATCTTCCTTGACTAGCTCTTGCTACTACTGATCGTCCTGTAAAAGCTGTATGGTTATCTCCACCACTAGCTACACTACCTTTATTAAGTTGTAACCAAGTAGTCTCACCATCCTGACTAAAAAATATACCTGTTCCTGAACAAATTACAAGACCATCAGCGTACACTGCCATACCAAGTATAGCATTGCCAGAGTTAGGTTTAGTATCTCCAAAGGGTGAGAAGCCATCTAAGCGTCTGTAACCACCATCAGGGTCTACTTCAAAGTTCCTGAGGCGTGTAGCAAAACCCGGCTGAGAAAGCATTTCTAGCTGGTTTAAGTTGACGTTTAAGCCGCCCTTACAAGAGTATCCCCAAGGTTGTGACATTAAACAAACCTCACACGGTCATCTTTAAAGTACGCAGGTTGAGCATTCATTAAACGTATCTTCATTAATTTAATACCACGCTTATAGTCTTCAAGAGCAAATGCTGCTGCTTGAGGGTTTTCTTTAAACTGATGCATATAGTATCTAGCTCTTGCAATAAGTACAGTTCTGTACACATCAGGAAAAACTATAGTATCTCCGAAAGCATCAAGCTCTGTAGGTAAGTCGTAAGCAAAGTACCAAATTTTATAAACTTTATCAGGTATAGGACTTAAACCAAAGTTACGTCCATCAGGACTTTTTATAACCCTTCTAGGTACTCCATACTGTTGAGTATCTGCATCATCATGATTTTCTATTGTACGATAGTAGTCTTTCCATTCTTCTGTTGTAGTAAATCTAAGATTACGAGATTCATAAGGAGGAGATTCTCCAGTAACTCCTACAGTAGTTAAGTAAAAAGTTTCCCACTCAAGAGCACCATAGTCAGTAGTAATACTAGAACTAGCTGGTTTTATTTCATACCACCTTTGTCCTGCTACAGAGTTTTGATTCACGTTACCATACATAGGATCAACAGCACCACTTTCAGCCGTAGCTAAAAAAGGCCATTTAGTTTCTTCTGTAACAATGTCTAAATAAGATCTGTTTATAAGATCCTTGGCGTGTTGTTGAATACCTATAGCACTACCAAAGGTTGCAGAAGTTAAAGCAACTTCATTCATCTCACGCAGAAGCTCATTAGTCAATGTTAAAAAAGTAGCCATTATTTACTTCCCTGCTTTTGCTTGCGCTTTCTTAGATAAGTCTTTCTTATGAAATAACTTTACACTTGTTTTTGTGTGCGACTTGCCAGTATGTAAAGTACCATCAGACATTTTATGAGTACTGCCTTTATGTTCACTACCATCTTTTTTAAAATGAGGTACGCCCTTCACTTGTAAGACACGCTTGCATTCTTACCTGCCATAGAAGCACAAGCTTCTTCCATTGCAGAAATACTAGCATTACCTTTTTTAGACATGTGCATTCCACCCATTGCTTTAGGTGTACGCATTTGTTGATCCATCATATCTTTATTTTTCATATCCATAGGCGAGACATTACTACCATATCCACCTTGCATGTAACCTTGTTTCTTATACATTAATCTTGCTCCATTGAAAAAGTTTTACTCTTAGCCCTAGCTGATTCAAATTCATTAACAGGTTTAGAAGGCTTACTAAAAATCTTATCGTAGTTATTTTTGTATTTATCTAAATCCATATTTTTACGAAATCTACTTCCTTTACCTACAAAAGCCTTTCTAAATGTAACTGGCTTTTCGTCTGAACCTATCTGAGGCATCTTTAATCTCCAATAAAAGGAAAGGGGCTACCTAAGTAACCCCCTCCAAAACGTCTAGTCGATACCATAGAAGGCTGAAACCAGAGCAGCTGGTCGCAGTACGGTAGCACCGTATACGTGTAGACCACGGACAATATCACCAAAGCTATCTGGATCACGGATGACCTCAGTGCTTGTGATTGTCTGTGCTGTAGCAGTAGCAGACATATGACCAGCAATAACCTTACCAGCAGCATTAGAAGCAGCAGCAATGTTATTAGTCTTGTACATGTCAAAGCCACGTAGTTTACCAGAGCTTACCAATCCATTACGGATTGAACCCTGACCTGCATTGTAGTCAACTGACAAGAGCTTAGAAGAACTTTGTACAAGTATTTCATAAAACTCTGGACTAGCTACAAACCAACGTCCTTCTTCTGGTACGTTTTGCTCATCAAGCAAACGAGCCATATGAGAAAGCACATCAATTGGATCATGTTCGCTAGAACCAAAACCAATATCTAGGTTACCAGTACCATCAAAGGTTCCAGCAGCTAGGTCAGTAGCATTGTCAGCACCAAGAATATGGTTAGGACTAGAGGCTGATACACCAGCAAACATCTCAGCAATAACACCAGCATCAAAAGCATCACGCAAAGCGTAAGCTGCTGAAGAAGTTGCTACGTCACGGAAGTTAACGTGAGACATGTTTGTTTCAATATCATCAACGATGAATTTGAAAGCATTAGCTACGTCAACAACCAAGGTTGCTTCTGAATCTGTTAGTGCAGTTTTAGTAATATCAGCGCCACGCTCATATTTAACAACTGTAATTACAGGTTCTTTGATGATGCGAACACTGTCACCGAAGGCATTGATCTCGCCAGCATAGTCAGTGTTTGTGATTGCTTCTACTACAGAAGACTTACGGAAAAAGTTTAGTACCTGTTTGGAATAAACTTTAGGTAGGAAAAACGAGTTAGTTTGTCCTGTTACACTGTTACCAAAGTTACCATCGGTGTCGGTGCCTTGCTCAAATAGAGCGTCTGATACGTTAAAAGCCATGTTAATATTCTCCTAGTAAAACAATTATTTTACTACTCTGCCCTCTATCATTGCTTCACGAATTTCTGCTTCGTGTTTGTCAAATTTGTCGAGAGACATAGCAGCTATTTCCCGCTCAGTCCAAATTTTAGGCTGCTTGGCATCCACTGATGTAGTTTTGGTTGAAACCATATCTGCGGCGTTGCCTCTTTGCTGCCGTTGTTTGGGCTGTTGTTTTTGAGTCACGCCAGTTTCCATCTTGTACAAGTCAATAGCTTTAGATGCTAATGCAACATTATCTGGGTTATTATAAATCCAATCTTGGATCTGCTCTGGCTGTTCTTTAGCCCACGCATGGAACTGGTCATCTCCTCTGAGGTCTTCAAAGTCAGGATGACGTTGTTGCAAACTAGTCTCAGCTTCTCGCCTCAACACTTCAGACTCACGCTGACGCATGGACTGTAGTTGTGATTCAAGATCTGCTACTTGTCGTTGACTCTGCATATGTGCTACAGTTTCAACCGTGTTGTAAAGATCAGGATACTCCTGCTTAAAGCTTTCTAACTCTTCTTCAGATTTAGGTGGCTGATAAGCTGGTTGAGCTTGCATTGCTATAGCATTAAGTTCTTGTTCCTTCTGCTTAAACTCTGCAACTTTTCCATCATAGTGTCGTTTTAAATCATCATATCGCTTTTTATAGTTCGTCCTTTTTTTAGGTTGAACTTCATCATCATCATCAGGGGCCATTTGCTGGGTAGCCTGTGGTTCTGCATAGAATAAACCATCTGCATCGCCCCTACTGGGCTTGTCTGGCGTGTGCCAGTCTTTACGTGCATTGTATGGGTTACCCATTTCTTCTTGTACTTCTGACATTCTCAATCTCCTTCACGGGGCTTGTGTCTTGCAAGGTAGCCATATTAACTCCGTCGAGTATACTGGGGCTTGACTTACCAAGGTAGCCGTAAAAATTTAT